GCCCTCTTACTCCAATTGGTAGAGAGGACGGTCTTAGAAGCCGTAAAGTCTGAGTTCGAATCTCAGAGAGGGCACCAGAGCCTCGCCTTAACTTGCGGCGTATAATAGGATAAGTAGTAAGTTATTTGGGCTGTTAGTGATAATGGGAGCACATCGGTTTTGCACGCCGAAGGTAAGAGTTCGATTCTCTTACGGTCCACCAAATTTTTGCCCTTGAAGCATTGCTGGCGATGCAACTGATTTGTAACCAGAAGATAGGCGGTTCGATTCCGTCCGAGGGCACCAAGTTTTGTAAGTGTAGATGTTGTGAAATCGGGAGTAGGCATACTCCAAGAAAGATGTGAAAGCCCCTGACGCCTACACATCAAGTATCGACTATTACTACGTACCTCTAACCAGTCGGCCGCTTCAAAGAAAATACTGGTAAAATGGTAGCGAATAAGGGAGGCGCTACTACTTACAAATTCATTATCTCGGATTAGTTTAGTGGTAAAACTCGTGGTTTGGGACCATGGGTCGGAAGTTCGATTCTTCCATCCGAGACCATTTTATAGCGGGTAGGTCAAGTGACCCGGCAGGTCTCATAAGCCTGACTGAGTGTGGAGCATTACCATGACCCGCTTCCAATTTTGGTGATATAGTTCAATTGGTAGAACACCACCTTCATACGGTGACTGTTGGGAGTTCAAGTCTCTCTATCACCACCAAACGATGGGCGATTCGTATAGTGAATAATACACGAGGCTACGAACCTTGGAACAGGAGTTTGATTCTCTTATCGCCCTCCAGAATTTACCCGGATAGTTAAATGGTATAACGGTCGGCTGATAACCGGCTATCACAAGTTCGATTCTTGTTCTGGGTACCAAATGTATCTCGTAAGTGTTACGGTAGCACATCAGTCTCCAAAACTGAGGGCCGGGGTTCGACTCCCTGACGGGGTGCCAGTTCGTTGAAAGGAATAATATGTATAACGAAAAAATTGATTTAGAAGAAGTTAAAGCATACGTGGAAAATTGTGGTCCAGATACCAAAATTTATCTGGGTTGCGATTCTGAAAAAGTTAAGATTGGTAATGATTGGTACGCTGATTACATTATCGCCATCGTTGTGCATATTGACGGTAAACATGGTTGCAAAATCTTTGGTCAAATTACGAGAGAAAGAGACTATGAAAAACAACGCAATAAGCCTAGAATGCGGTTGATGAATGAAGTGTATAAAGTGGCTGATATGTACCTGCAATTGTCGGAAATGATTGCAAATGATATTGAAGTTCATCTTGACATTAACCCAAATCAACTATATAATTCTAGTATTGTTGTTAACGAAGCGGTAGGTTACATTAAGGGAATGTGTAATGTTGTGCCTTTGGTTAAGCCAAATGCATTTGCCGCTTCTTACGCCGCAGATAGATTGAAAAGTCTAGCCGCATAGAACAGACCCCGATGCCCATATCGTTAAATGGGCAACAATTTGTTTCGGAATACACTGGTAAACATTAGTGTATTTCAAAATAAATTGCTTGACAAGTTGTTGTGACTATGTTACAATAACAACATCAAGAAATTGAAATATGGTGGTTTAGCATCATAAGATAAGACAAGTGATTGTCCCAAAGGAGGTATGCCTACATAACTCCGCTAGAAATAGTCTATCTAAACAAGCCTGCTCACTATCGAAAGGTAGCAATCATTGATAAGACCGGTGGTTGTAACAATGACGCTGGATGTTGTGGAAAGAATTAGTGGCTCAAGCGCCCGCAAGGGTAACGCAAGTCATTAGAGAGTAACGGGTGGTGCCGACCTCACAACGAAACCAATCCAGTTAATTGGTATGAGAAAGGGTAGCGTATTTGTCCGAGATGTTGCAGTTAAGGGCTCATATGCAGTTTTAATGGTTGATGGAGGTATGCGAAAGCCGAGACCCGACATTAATCGTGAAAAACGACTGAGTAGTTCGCAAGACAAAAGGTACGTGGTGTGTTGTATTCTGTATTACAAAATAGTATGGAGCAACTGTGTCAGCACATCGCAGTAGGTTGATATAGCTCATTTGGTAGAGCATCTGTATTGTCCACAGACGGCAGTTGGTTCGATTCCAACTATCTTAACTAAAACGCAAAGACTGACACGGTCATAGATGAAAAACATCTAATACTTGAGTGGTAACACAATCAAGTCTATTGAAGCTCGCAAGGTGACGATAGTTTATGCAAGAAGTTTCGTAACGGTTTAGCGACTGTGAATGGCTCGCAAGGTCAACGGGGTAGAAAGCGTAGAGTAGTTTATGGCGACAAGTCTAGTGCCTGACTTTCAAAACGGCGATGTTGTTGACAGACTGCAATATGTAGCAATACAGTTGTGGTGGATATCATGCGAAGGTAGGCTCGCAAGGCTTACTATAATGAATGAGGTGTCAATGGGCAGCATGTAATCTCAGTGCGCCAATATGCGGGATTAGTTTAATGGTAAAACAGCAGATTTCCAATCTTCGGTTAAGAGTTCGATTCTCTTATCCCGCTCCATATAAAAACATTCTTGACGGTGTGAGTGTCGCACAGAAATTAGCGATGCTGGCATCGGTACCTCTGGCAGGGTGCGAAAAGTTAATGTGCCAGCATTGACGAATGTATTAAGTGTGTTTCTATATGGATTTTGCGGGTATGATGTAAAGGTAACCTGAAACCTTGCCAAGGTTTATTTGCGAGTTCGATTCTCGCTACCCGCTCCAATTATGGAGTTATTAGTTTAGTGGCAAAACCACGGGTTGTGATTCCGTTATCACGAGTTCGATTCTCGTATAACTCCCCAAAATTTTATGTGTAAGTATAGGTACAGTATCCATCGAAAGATGGCTCCATGTCAGGGATGACGTATAAAACATCGTCAAGTGGCTGTATAGGAACCATAAGAACCGTTTGCGCTACTTACACATATTCATTTTATGCCTCGTTAACTCAGCGGTAGAGTAACTCTTTTACACGGAGAAGGTCGGCAGTTCAATCCTGTCACGAGGTACCATTTGCTTCCATAGTATAGTGATAATACACGCCCTTGGTACGGGCGAGCCCTGAGTTTGATTCTCGGTGGAAGCACCATGCAACTTTAGCTGATGTGGTCATAGCGGTGGTCTGAAGAACCATTGAAAGAGGTTCGATTCCTCTAGGTTGCACCATTTTATTAGGAGTTTAACATGCCAGCAGTTTTTCTTGTAAGTGACACACACTTCGGTCACGCTGGTGTGTGTAGATTCACCGACTCAACAACAGGTGAAAAAATTAGACCATGGACTGATCCAGATGAAATGGATGAGGCAATGGTAAAGCGTTGGAATGAAACGGTAAGACCGAGTGACAAAGTTTATCACCTTGGTGATGTTGTTATCAATCGTAAAGCACTTTCAATTATGAGTAGACTTAACGGTGACAAGGTTCTTATTCGCGGTAACCATGATATTTTCCGTGATGATGAATATAGACAATACTTCCGTGAACTTCGTGCATATCATGTAATGAACGGAATGATTCTTTCACATATTCCAATTCACGAAGCCAGTCTTGGTCGTTTTGGTACTAACATTCATGGACACCTTCATACTGGTCGTGTGATGACAGGTATTAAAAATTCTAAGGTTGATGTGAGATATCACTGTGTTTGCGTTGAACAAACAGATTTTCGTCCTATTCTTTTTGAAGATGTTATCAAACGAATCAAAGATGAAGGTGGTGAAGTCGGTTTCAAAAACGGAAACGGACCAACAATGTGATGCGGTTGTGACGGAATTGGTATACGTATCGGACTTAAAATCCGAGTTCTGAGGGTTCGACTCCCTCCTTCCGCACCAATTTGCCCTTATGACGGAATTGGCATACGTGTTTGATTCAAAATCAAAATTTTGTGAGTTCGAATCTCACTTTGGGCACCATAATTACTCTACAAATTTTTAAAGAATATCTGGCGTTAGTATAATGGATAATACAGTAGGCTTCTACCCTTCTGATGGGAGTTCGATTCTCTCACGCCGGACCATCAAGTTTCCAGTCAATCTGACGATATAAATACCAGTATTGACCTAGGTCAAAGGAAACAAATGCTCAAAAAGTCACCAGTGGTGGTGCTTTTTGTTATGGCTATATTATCGGTTACTGAATCGACCACACCACTCCACACCCATAGGATCGCATAATGGATCCAGTCACACTATTTGCACTGGCGAATGGTGCGGTGTCTGCCGTCAAAGCCGGGTGCAAACTTTACAAAGATATCAAAGGCGCCGCAGGTGAAGTCAAAGATGTTCTTAAGGACATGGATGAACAATTTAAGAAAATACATCCACCTGAAAAACCACCAACGATAGAACAAAGAAATAATTTCATTAAAAAGAAAAATGAAGTTATTGAATTGAACAAAAAAGCAAACGCAGGTCAACACACAGGTATTTACCAAGAGATTGGTGAACAACTTGGTACATACTATGACAACTATTATAAATGCCAGGCTATATTTGATGAGGAAGAAAAGAGAGCCGAGAGTGAAGTCTATACAGGTGATGCATCATTAGGTAAGAGAGCATTACAGCGAGTTCTAATGAGAAAACAATTAGAACAAATGGGTGTTGAATTGAGAGAAACGATGGTGTATCAAAGTCCACCAGAATTAGGAGCACTTTACTCTGAAGTTGAAGCGATGATGAAACACATGGGACAAACCCAGCGTGTTCTTATCGCAAAACAAATGCGTGAAGAAGAGTTGGCGAAAGTTAGAAGAAAGAAAAGACTAGAAAAATTGCGTATTGAAATTGCTATTGGTATTTCTGCAATAGTATTTTCCGCATTCATTGGTTTAACAATGGCATATGTTGTACAAGATAGAATTCAAAAATATCCACATTTAGGTGATGGATGGATTCCAAAATCTGAAGAGCAAAGACGCCGTGATGCGGCACCTAAAGTTTGGATTGGAAGATAATGAAAACACCATGGTCTGACCTATTGCAATATGGTGTAGTTTTGGCTACAATAGTAGTTCTCTTAATTGCTGGGATTATCGTTTTTTCATTTTTTGGCTTTGCGGTTTTCTTAGGAAAACTTTGGATGCTGATAAAATAAATAAACGATGATTTTTTCAAGACTTATATTTGCCATCGTGCTATTATTGGCAGTTTTTTCATGTGAAGCAAAAGTTACTGCACAGAGTTGGCTTGTCGCTGATGGTGATGGTAGAATCATACAAAGCGAAAACACAAACGAAGTTCGTTCAATAGCAAGCATTACTAAATTGATGACTGCAATGGTTATCTTAGATGCTAAACAAGATTTGGATGAAAAGATTGGACAATACACAAGAGGTGAATTGATACAACTTGCGATTGTGCATTCAGATAATCAAGCCGCAAAAAATTTATGCCAACACTACACACACGGCTACAATATGTGTGTGACGATGATGAACCGCAAAGCATATTCATTAGGTTTATCACAAACAAAATTTACTGATTCGACAGGACTTGGTGTGTTCAATGTTAGTACAGCCGAAGAGTTGGTTACGCTAGTTCGTGAAGCACAAAATTATCCACTGATTGTAGAATCAAGTAAAATGAGCCAAGTAAAAATTAAAGTGAAAAAGAAGTGGCTCATTTTCAACAATACAAATCCAATCATCGGTAAGCGCCATGACTTCATTGTAAGTAAAACTGGCTACATTCGTGCCAGCGGTGGATGCATTGTGATGATGTTGGATACGGATATCGGCCGCCGTATCGTAATCGTTTTGGGAAGCAAAAGTACTAAAACCCGAATCCCGGAGGCCGAGTTCTTAGCAAAAATTTAGTTGTATTTTTGCAACACCACTTGACATTCTTACCAATCCTGTTATACTAATTCCATAGATTGATAAGGAGTTGGTATGTCTTGGAATTTAGAGGGTCGAAAAGTTGCCGGTAAGTATCTGGATCAATTTTCCTTCATCGGCGTAGTGGTCGAAAGCCGAGTTAAGTATGGCGGCAAAGTTTGTAATACCATAGTATTAGATGCTCCTATCGTGGTGTTTGGTGAGTTCCGCACCCGTGTTTTGATGGATTCTGACCAAATTAGTCAAGTATTTGTTGACAAAGTTCCAGTTCCTGGTATAATTAATGCATAGTTTGAAAGAAAGTGAGATTTGACATGGCTTATATGAATCAAGAGAAAAAAGCGGTTATTAAAGCAAACTTGGATAAGGCTCTGAAAGGTACCGGCGTAAAATGTACCTTGAGTGTTAGTAATCATACCTCTATCGTTTGCACTATCAAATCTGCACCAATTGATTTGATTGCTAATATGAACGAAGTCTGCCGCAAGGCTCCCGGTGCGAATCGTTACGGTGAATATCGTGATGCTACCGATTATGTTCAAGTTAACCCATACTGGTACAAAGAACACTTCTCCGGTAAAGCGTTGGATATTGTTGACAAAATCGTTAAAGCGATGTATACTGCAAACTACTACGATAATTCGGATGCAATGACCGACTATTTCGATACCGCATATTATGTAAGCGTTAATATCGGTAAGTGGAACAAACCTTTTGAAGTTAAGTAAATGACAAAATTCGTTTTGATTGACAATGGTAAGATTGTAGGTATGTTTAATATACGGGCTTGTGCTGAGGTTTACCAGTTAGCCCGTCCCGATAGTGTAATTCAGGAAGTGATTTTATAAAATGCCCCAAGGAGTTTATGTGCTGATGACCAGTGATGGTTATCGTGCCACTGTGTTGAATGATTATGATAGTCTGTTTGATGGTTATGCTGATGATATGACTATGTTTATCAATAAAGAAAGATTGAAAGAAGCGTTTGATGGTTGTGTTGTATTGAATTCGACTAATTATTTGGAAGTGGCTAGAGCATTAGCCGCACCATATAAGGAAATGCCAGACGGCATCCGAGTTCTGACTACATATCGTAATTATAGTTTTGAGGAATTAAAGAATGGCAAGGCTTCCAAGAATTGAAGAACCTCGTATTGATGGTGTAGCAACAAGTATTCAGTTGGTGAATGCTATGAATTGGTATCACCAGAATATGGAAAACAAGGATGCGATAAAATACATCCAAGATTATGCTAAGAAAAATAAAATTGCAGGTCGTGTTGATACCAGCCAGAGTATTCTTACTCTAGGTTGGTTGTGTCGTTTGGTGACAAATGGTAATCAAGTTGGTGAATATGGTGAAAAGTTTATCAAGACCCATATGAAGAAAGTTATGGAAGTTCAAGTTGATGAACCAGTAACTGTTGATGTGGCACCAACACCGACTGTATCAATTCAAGACCGAATGAAAGAAAAAGTTGGTGAAATTGCTGTTGACTTAGAAGCCGCACTGGATGATTATGTTACCAGTGATTTTAAGACTATGCCTGCACCAATGTCTATCATGCATGACCGTGCTAAAGGAATGCATGCCCAAAAATTAGTTGAGCACTTTAAGAAACGCCGTATTGAATTTGACGAAGTATTGAATACGGATGATAAGGACTTGCGTGAGGGTTATTCCAACTTCACCAAACCTCAGTTGAAAAAATTGATTGCATTCTGTGATACTGTTATTACCGATGCGTTGAAGATTGCTGGTGAAGCCAAGGTCAATCGTAAGAAGCCTAAGCGTAAACAAAAAACACCGGACCAACTGGTATCTAAAATGATTTTCTGTAAAGAAGATGATACATATAAGGTGAAGTCTGTGGCACCTCGTGATATCATTGGTGCATTACAGTTGTGGGTGTTTAATGTGAAAACTAGAAAACTTGGTGTATACCATGCCGAGGATGCTGGTGGTCTATCCGTAAAAGGTTCTTCATTGTTGAATTATAGTGAATCGAAATCTATCCAAAAGATTCTCCGTAAACCGGATGCGACTATTCCTACCGTATTGAAAGGTGGTAAAGTTGTAATGAAAAATCTTTTGGGTGAGATTGCATCCAAGGATAGTCCACTGAGTGGTCGCATTAATGCTGATACCATTCTTCTCCGTGTGTTGAAATAATTACCACACTTTTAATCCTTAATCTTGTATAATGTGAACTATGCTAATATTTGACTTTAATCAGGTTGTCATTGCCAACCTTATGGAACAAATCGGTTCCTCAAAAACGCCAGTGGACGAAGCACTGGTTCGTCACATGGTTCTCAATACCATTCGTGCTAATGTACGAAAGTTTCGGGAATACGGAGAAGTAATCATTGCTTGCGATAGTAAACATTACTGGCGCCGTGAAGTATTTCCCAACTACAAATCCAATCGTAAGAAAAACCGTGAATCATCTGGTCACGATTGGACTGCCATCTTTGAATGCCTATCAAAAATTCGTGAAGAGTTGAAAGAACATTCACCATATAAAGTGATTGATGTTTATGGTGCTGAAGCCGATGATGTGATTGGTGTATTGACACAATCGTATGGACATAATCAACCAATTATGATTCTTTCCAGCGACAAAGATTTTGTTCAACTACAAACAAATCCAAATGTTAAACAATATTCACCAAGCCTGAAAAAAAATATCACCACCGACAATCCAATTCAACAACTACATGAGTTGGTTATTCGTGGCGATTCTGGTGACGGTATTCCAAATATCTTGTCTCCCGACAATTCATTTGTTGATAGTATTCGTCAGAAACCAATTACCGAAAAATTCTTGCGTGAGTTTGAGACTAACAAAGAAAAACACCAGCGCAACTATGACCGCAACAAACAATTGATTGATTTATCATATATTCCTGATTCTGTGTCGAAAAATATTATAGATACATATGAAGAACTGAAACCTGCGAACAAGCAAAAGTTTATGAACTATATGATTGCTAATCGCCTTAAAAATTTATTGGAAGTTATTGATGAATTCTAATTTGATGTACCATGAGGTCTTTGCGCTTTTTGAAAAGGCAGAGAAACGTGCGGAAAAAATTAATGTGCTACGCACACACGCCGACAACAATTTTAAAGAATTTTTGTTAGCGGCATTTGATAAGAACATTGTATTTGATGTTCAGATACCACAATACAAGCCGTCGGTTGATCCTGCCGGTTTGAATATGTTGTACCTTCATAATGAAGTACCTAGAATGTATTTGTATATTGAAAATCATCCACGCAGACCTCAAGGTTATGGTGGTGATAAACAATCAGCCAAACTTGCTAGTGTATTGGAAGCATTACATGCAGAGGAAGCCGATTTGATGGTTCGTTGCATTCAGAAAGATTTGAAGATTCCTTTCCTGACACCGAAGTTAATCAATGAAGCGTTTCCTGGAATTAATTTGGAGACTTAAATGAGTGACGGTGGTAAAGGAAGCAAGCCAAGACCATTTAGTGTATCACAAGCCGAATATGATTCACGATGGGATGCAATTTTTCAAAGAGACTTGAAAGAAGAAACAATTGAAATGCCTGGCACAATCGGTGGTGCTAAGGTTGTTTTTAGGGATGAAAATGAAAGTAGCGGTAGTAACTCCGACAATCGGGAGTAAACACCTAACAAAATGTATTGATTCGGTTGATAAGCAAACTTATCCCGATGTTTTGCATTATGTGTTTATTGATGGTAGAGAGTATCGTTCAAAAGTAAAATCGCAAGTCATGGGCGCAGCCAAATTGCGTTTCATTGATTTAGAAGATAATGTCGGTAAAGGCTGGTATGGTCACCGTGTATACGCAGCCTGTTCATTTTTGGTGAACGCTGACATTATCCTCTATCTTGATGAAGACAACTGGCTAGAACCAGAGCATGTTGAAAAAATGGTAAAGAAAATAAATGAAGGCTATGATTGGGTTTATTCGTTACGAAAAATTGTTGATGTTGAAGGTAAATTCCTTTGTGAAGACAATTGCGAAAGTCTTGGTAAGTGGCCAGTATTCTTTGACAAGAATGTTCACCATATCGACACTTCCTGTTTTGCTATTCGCCGTGATATTGCTGTGCGTATTGGTCACGCATGGTACGGACAATGGGGCGCTGATAGACAATTTTATAAAGCACTATCAACCCATTTTCCCAATTACTCATGCATCAATAAACACACAGTTAATTACCGCTTAGATGGTAATGATAACTCAGTAAAGCCTGAATTTTTCGAATTGGGTAATGCTACTAATCTACAAAATTATAATGGAAATTTCCCATGGAAAATGAACAGCGTGTCGCACTGGTCACCGGTGCCGCAGGTTATCTCGGTTCGCACCTCTGCAAACGCCTAAAGAAAGAAGGCTGGTTTGTAATTGGCTTAGACCTTTTACATTCCCAACATTTTTATTGGGACAGATGGTGGCAATCCGATGTTACGGATAAATCCGCCGTTGAATCTGTATTCATGGCTTACAAAGTGGATATTGTATTTCATTTTGCAGGCAAAATTGAAGTTGGTGAATCAGTAAAACATCCCACAGAATTTTGGCACACCAACACCGCAGGAACTATCACGGTGTTAAATGCTATGAAAAAATTTGGAAATCAAGGATGCGATAAAATCGTTTTCTCTTCCACTGCTGGTGTGTATTTTACTGGATCACCTACACTTGCGGAACATGAAATTACCACAAGCAATAACCCATATGCTGGCAGTAAAATTGCCGCAGAGAATGCCATTCAAGAATCAGGACTCAAGTATGTTATCTTCCGATTCTTCAATCTTGCTGGTGCAGATTCTGATGGTGAATTGGGTGAAGACCATTATCCTGAAACACACTTGATTCCTAGAATACTCCAAAATCTAAATACTTTTGAGGTATATGGCGACAATTATCGTACAGTTGATGGAACTGCCGAGCGTGACTATGTCCATGTGGAAGATGTAGTTGATGCTAACATTGAAGCCATAAAATATCTTGATGATGGTAGTCCATCCGAGATTATTAATTTAGGTAACGGAGTTGGTTATACAGTTCTAGAGGTTATACAAACAGTTAAATTGGTATCAGGTCAAAGTGTCAACTATACATTGAAAGCACCTCGTGAAGGTGATCCTGATATTCTTGTTGCAGATATACTCAAAGCAAGGCGCTTATTAAATTTCAAACCTAAACATGACATTGCCTCTATCGTACAATCCGCATATGGCTGGGAAAAGAAAAGAAAACGATATCGCTGATATTCCTGTACCACTACAGGAAATCTTTGATGTTGTTCTTCTAAAAAATCACACATTCTTTTTGACTGGTGATATTGAAGAGGACAACATTAATGCCGCTATCAAATGGATCATTTATGAGAATTCCATTCCTAGTGATGAGCCACTTAAACTGTATATCAACTCGCAGGGTGGTGATTTGTACCAGGCGCTTGGCTTAATTGATATCATGCGTTTAAGTAATAAACCAATTCAAACATTTGGAGTTGGTGCCGTCATGTCAGCCGCATTCCTGATTTTCGCATCAGGTACTAAACATTACCGCTTCATAACAAGAAATTGTGGTATAATGTGTCATCAGTATTCAGATACTTACGAAGGCAAACACCACGACTTAAAATCTTTCACTAAAGAAGCCGAACTAACAAATAATCGTATGTCAAAAATTCTTCAGGAAGCAACGGGCATGTCCGCTCGTGAAGTAAAATCCAAACTGTTGTCGCCTAGTGACGTTTGGATGAGTGCCGAGGAACTTGTTCAACTAGGTGTAGCAGACTTTATATTGTAAGAGGAAGTATGATTGGGGCAACGAAAATTGAAAAGGTCAATAAGACTAAAGTCCGAAAGTATGAGGACGATTCTTTTCAATACAAGCAAAAGAAAAAACACCACGATAAATCTTTTTATCGTTTAATGAAAGAGGATGAAGATTATGGCTATTCTACAAACAATCCAAAAACAAATAAAAGAGGTTGAGGCTCGCATTCAGGCGGACGAATCTGAAGCCCGTGATTTGAGAGAATTACTGGCACGATTGAAGATGCAGGAATTTGAGGAAGACCTCAAGGAATCCGACGGTCGCCAACTGCTCAAAGGCTAAGTTGTTTTTTTACAACAGTCTGGTTGCATTCTAACCAGACCTGTGTTATAATTGTTATTATGTTAACGAAAGGGTGAAACATGAATGAATTTGACCGAGAGAATATTGAATTTCTTATGAATTGTGGCGCATATGAATTCAAGAGGTTCTTGGAGGAAATGGATGAGGCTACTATAGAATACACACTTGACCTCATCCAGAGAGCAAAAGCGGAATTGCTTTTGGAAGAATTGGAATTAATGGAAGTCGGTGGTGTTGAAGACTTCACCGAAGCGCAGGCCGTGTTGAGCCGTTTTACATTGAAAGGCTAATATGGATCAGTTCGCATTTATGGTAGATACCCTTACCGATTATCAAAATAAATCATACGATAATTATGGTAAGAATGAAGAGGAAGCCACAAACGAATCGTTGGCTATGGTAGAATCTACCCTACTACATGGTTACACAATCCGCGAAGTAACCGAATACAAAACAACACTCAAGCGTATTACTGAAAAGGTATAATTATGACAAAAGAAGTGAAAGAATTTCCTTTCTATTTGGAAGCATGGCTGTGGTGCCGTGAAAATTCTGTTGACATTACACAAATTTCCCGCTATAATTGGAAAACTTGGATAGTCAAATACACTAAGCAAAAATGATTATATACACCGATACTCGTTCAAAAAAGCGCAAGCCTACCAAAAAGCAGACTGCACAGTACCAAACCTGGCTTGACGAGATTAGTTCAATGAGAACTAATTTCTCACGTGGCAAAATTCGCACCGTGACTGACAGTCCTATTCCTAAGTTGACTACACCTCCTGGTCGTGAAACCGTGCGTTATCCAAGCATGGTAACGGCTGGTGGGAGCACGACAAAGCCAATACATGGCAAAGTATACACTGGTACGGCTATGAAGGGTATCGGTACTCTCCACAAGTCCAATGCCGTGCCGATTTTTACTGATGAGGAAGCCCGTGACCAGGCAAACATGAGGCGCTAAGATGGAAGTATTCATTTCACCAAGTAGTATTTTTGTGCTAGGCGCATTCACTGGTGCCCTTTTCGGGCGCTTGGTGACATTTAGCATCATGGCACTTTGCTTGGTTGTGATGTTAATACTGAAGTATTAGTTGACTATTTTACTCAGGTATTCAAATAATGCTTGACAATTTTTACCAGCCTGCTATACTATATTCATAGATTGATAGAAAGAGGTCGAAAAATGAAATTGCTTTCCACTGGTAATCCTAAAGTTCTCAAAGGTATGAAACAAGGTTTTAATACTTACATCTTACACTTGGCTCCTGCCGATGTGTCTGGTTATGAAACCTGTCCTAAGCGTACCGCTGGTTGCACAGCCGCTTGTTTGAATCTTGCTGGACGCGGTGGTATGTTTAAGCGTGGCGAGACTACCAATGTCATTCAAGAAGCCCGTAAGCGTAAGACAAAATTGTTTTTCGAAAATCGCACCGAGTTTATGGTTCAGTTGGTGAAAGATATTGAATTGGCCATTAAACAATCCGCTAAGTTGGATTTAGTGCCTGTGTTCCGTTTGAACGGTACCTCTGATTTGTCATTCGAAAAATACGAAGTGGTTCGCAACGGTGTTACATATCGTAATATTTTTGCCGCCTTTTCTGATGTTCAATTTTACGACTACACAAAAATTCTCGGTCGTAAGTTCCGTGATATTCCTAACTACCACTTGACATTCTCTGCGGCTGATGGTAACGATGGTGATGTTCTTAAGGCGATTGCCCAAGGGTACAATATCGCTACCGTGTTCGGTATCAAAAAGACAGAGCCAATGCCAGAATCATACAACGGTCTTCCTGTGTTTAACGGTGACGATTCCGATTTGCGATTCTTGGATCCAAAAGGTGTTGTTGTTGGTTTGTATGCAAAAGGTAAAGCCAAAAAAGATATCACCGGTTTCGTTAAGTTTCCAACAATTATGTTGCAAGCCGCATGATTACCAGCCATCTGGTTGACAGATGGCATTTTTCCTTGTACAATGAAGTTTCTTAATCAAATGGAGTTTATTATGACCAAATCTGCAAAATCTGCTACAAAGCAAACCAAAGTTGTTCGTTTGAAAGCATGGGAGCCTATCTTCCAAGCGTTGATGACTGGCCAGCCTGTCAACAAAGATGTGTTGGAAAATATGTTGGGTGAATTGAAATACAAATTGTCAGCCCATATTCTTGAAATTAAAATCCGTAGTGATGCGATTATCCGTGTCGTTAAAGACGGTCGTAAAGTTGTGTCGTACCAACTTATGAATCCTACCTCTGCCGGTGTTACCAAGTATTGGACCGAGCGTGGTATCGTTATTGATACTGTTAAGGGTTTGAAAGATTTGAAAGCAACACCAGTTGAAGCCGAGACAGTGGCTCCTGTTGTTGAAACTGAGAAAGTTTAAGCGTTGTTACTCGCTAGTGGCTCGGGCTTCGGCTCGGGCCTTTTTTATGGAGAACTATGATGTGGAGATTATGGGCAAAAGCACTTGGTGAAAAAGCATCGGAAGATGATGCCGAAGCCGATAAAATTGCTTGCATTCGCACGGCAATTGTGTTATGCTATGTTATCACAAACTTTTTTATTGTTGCTGGCGTAATTCGCCACTGGAATGACTAATGAATATTTTTTACCTACATAATGATACTCGTGTGTGTGCCGAAATGCACAACGACAAACATTGCGTTAAAATGATCCTTGAATATGCTCAACTTCTTTCTACTGCTCATCGTGTGCTTGATGGTAATGTGTCTGTTGGCCTCTCTAAAACTGGTCGAAAACAAACGAGATATGTTCTTTCTGACAATCGTGAGCATTTACTGTACTCTGCTACTCATATCAACCATCCATCAGCGACTTGGGTAAGACAATCATACAACAACTATTTTTGGTTGGCTGATTTGTTGGTCGAATTATGTAAAGAATACACATATCGTTATGGTAAAGTCCATAAGGTTGAACGAGATGGTCTTTTGAATATGTTGTTACATGCACCAAAAAATATCAATCTAAGTGCGCCATTCACTGAGCCAACACCTGCCATGCCTGATGATTTGAAAGTGCCTGGCGATTCGATAAATTCGTATCGCACATACTACAACATTGGTAAAACACATTTGGCTAAATGGAAAAATCGTCCTGTCCCTTATTGGTTCAGCGCAAATAATTTTACTATATAATTGTATAGAACAATGCCAACATATAATTTTATTAATACTGAGACTGGTGAAGAATTCGAATCGTTCATGCGTATATCTGAGCGTGAAGAATATCTAAAAACCAATCCCCACATTCAACCTGTGATGACCGCACCAGCCATTGTGTCTGGTGTATCATCATCCACGCAGAACCGTGTCCCAAGCGGTTTCAAAGAAGTCCTCTCAAAAGTTGCAGAGGCGCACCGGGGAAGTGAATTTGCAAACAAACACTTACCCAAATCAATCAAAGAAGTCAAGACCGAACAGGTTGTTAAGAAGCACGTGGAGAGGATCACTGGCGTCAAAACATAACAAAGGGAACTCATGGCTAGAAAAGCAAATACAAAAATTAGAATTGTTGGTGATGATACTGTCCAAAACAAAACTTCTAATGCGCTAAAAATAAAAATAGATGACCTAAAAACTTTTCAACCATTAACAGAGAATCAAAAATTATTCTTTAATGCATACAAGCAAGGTGACTACTTTGTTGCATTACATGGTGTAGCAGGCACTGGTAAAACATTCTGTGCATTGTATAAAGCACTTGAGGAAGTTCTAGACAAGAGTAACCCCTTTAAGAAAATTATTATTGTTCGTTCCGCAGTTCAGTCCCGTGAAATGGGACACTTGCCAGGTGATGTTGATGAAAAGATGGAAATCTATCAACAGCCATATGTTCAAATTTGTGAAACCTTGTTTGATAGAAAAGATGCGTATCAACGCCTAAGTGAGCAAGGTTATATTGAGTTTATTTCAACTTCATTCATTCGTGGTATGTCATTTGATGATGCTATCATTATTGTGGATGAAATGCAAAACTTGACCTTTGAAGAGATTGATACAGTTATGACCCGTGTCGGTTATCGTTCTAAAATTGTTTGGTGCGGTGACTACAGACAAACAGACTTGAACAAACGCAAGAATGACATGTCAGGCATTTTGAAGTTTTTTGATATTGCTTGGCACATGGGTGCGTTTACCAAGATTGAATTTACACCAGACGATATCGTTCGTTCATCATTAGTGAAAGATTACATTCTTGCTAAGATGCACTACGAAGATTCGCAAACTACCTAAATTATGTTTACATATTGCCCACCGAAAAAACTTGAAGACTTAAAAACAGAAACAATAAACAACGGAAGATATTACACTACACCAACTGGTGAGAAATTACCTTCCGTTACTACTGTTATTGGTGCAATGGGCAAGAAAGCCATTTACGAATGGCGACAAAGAGTTGGTGCAGAGGAAGCAAATCGTGTGTCACGCATCGCATCAGGTCGTGGCACACGAATGCACACTTTATGTGAAAAGTATTTGAACAATGAAGAGTTGGGCAAGACTATGCCTGATGCACTAGCGTTATTCAATACTGTAAAACCACTACTCAATAGAATTAATAATATTCACTATCAAGAATGTGCTTTGTGGTCGATTAGACTTGGAATGGCAGGTCGTGTTGACTGTATTGGTGAGTTTGATGGTAAGTTGTCAGTTATTGACTTCAAAACTTCAAGCAGAGTAAAAACCAAAGAAGATATTCCAGCATACTTTGCACAATGTGTGGCATACGCATTGATGTATGAAGAATTGGTCGGTGTTAAGATTCACCAGATTGTTGTAATCATGGCAGTTGAAGGATCGGATCCACTTCTATTCGTTGAAAGGACGGGTGACCATGTGAAGACACTGAAAATGTATATGGACTATTATCGTAAAACCTTATAAATATACTATAACAAATTTATAGGAAAACAAATGGCATTACCGTCATCAGGAAATCCAATCTCTTTATCTCAAGTAAATACAGAATTGGGTAATTCATCATCGGCAAGTATTTCAATGAATAGTTCAAGTGTTAGAAATTTGGCTGGAGTTACTTCTGGACAAATTTCGATGAGCAATTTATTCGGAAAATCGAATGAATTGATTTCTGGTTTATATGTAGATTCAGGTAGCTGGAAATATTTCACTACAACAAATGGTTCTTCAGTTACTGGTAGTAGCAGTGGACCAAGCGGAACTACCACACCACTTACTGCCGCTTCCGATGGTAATAGCACATATGTTGTCAAATATACAACTGGTGGAGGCGCACAAGTTCAAGTTAGTACCAATGGTGGAACAACTTGGTCAAATGTAAACTTAGCATCCACAAGACTATGGAATCCTATTGTTTATGGTAATGGTTATTTCGTGATGACTGCAGGAGGTGGAGGCAGCACATATTGCACATATTCAAATAATCCATCATCATCTTGGACAGATTCCACTATGCCAGCAACTGGTTTCTGGAACGCATTAACTTATACTCCATTAGGTTTTTGGGCTGTGAATCAGAATGGATTGAGTACATTTTCAAGCACTGGTGCAACATGGTCATCAACACAAACATTATCTAAACCTGCGAATTCAGCAGTAACTGATTGTTTGTATGCTAATGGTGTTTATATGGCACTTACTGTGAACGGTGCTGGTGGACCAGTTGTATTGCGTTCAACAGATGGTACAAATTTCTCACAGATAACAGTTACTGGTGCATCAAATGCTTTGCAGTATCTTTCATATGTTGGTGGAAATACATGGTTTGCAACAAGTGCAGGAACATCATCTACAATTATTTGTAGAAGCACCGATAATGGAGCATCTTGGTCAGCAATTACGACAGGCACAGGATTAGAAATTTATGGAACTATTATCACTGTTGGTAGCACTCTAATGGCATCATGGCAATCTGGAACCAAAATCATCGTATCGACAGATAATGGATCAAATTGGACAGGGTATTCATCGAATCCAGCAAACTCAGGCAGTGTGATTTATCCGATATGGAATACTAAACAGTCAAGCCGTTGGAGAAGATAATATCTTTTACCAAAAATAAGATTGACAATAAATAAAACTGAGAGTAAAATCTCAAGTATGGTTGTATGAAGCAACTTGAAAAGTGTTCTGGACGGGGGTTCGAATCCCCCCATCTCCACCAAAAGCATATACAGGTTTAAGTCCTGAGTGATACGGTGACCGAATCCGTACTTCCAGATTTGGGTGTGCTTTTGATGGGGATGCACTTGGTTTCGACAGGGCAACAAGTATAGAAGTGGACAACTTATCAGAGTAGATATAAAAACTAAATAAAGTAAACGCAAACGATGAAAAGTTCGCATTGGCAGCCTAAACGCTGACTAGGGTTTCGGTGGGTTCCTCGTAACAGAATACCCACCACTTTACACATACACAACACAGGAGATAATATGAGTATGAGTCCCTTTGAGATTCGCCTAGAATTACTGAAAATGGCAAAAGATATGCTAGAATCAGATTACTTCGGCGAGAGAGAAAAAATAGCCAACCAGTTCGCAATGGACTGTGATTCAGCAAAAGCAAAAGGTGCAGAGACACCTAAGCATCCAGGCTATCCAAAATATCCATCAGAACAAGAAATTATCAACAAAGCACAAACACTAAATGGGTTCGTGTCGATGTTGCCTGACGCCACAAAGCCGAAGAAATCCTGATGGATGGGGTCTACGGACCTCTTAACACACAGAAAGGAAAAATATGCGAAGTATGCCTATACTTTTAAGTATAATGCTATCAGCAGTTATCTTAACTATGTCGATGGTAAATATCAGACAGCCTGATTTACCAATCAAAGCGAATTATAATGTATTGACTGCGGAACTACAGAAACAAGTTAGTTGCCTAGCAGAAAACATTTACTTTGAGGCGGCACACGAACCACTAGAAGGCAAACATGCCGTTGGTTTCGTGACAATCAACAGAGTTCAATCTGGTAACTATGCTAATGATATATGTGGAGTTGTTCAACAAAAAGATGGTAATCTTTGTCAATTTTCTTGGTATTGTGATAAGACAATTACCAACAAACGATTGACAATCAAACAAACTCCGTTGTATAATGAGATATTGCAGATTGCAACAAATCTTGTTGTAAACTTTGAGAGAATGACTGATGTGACAAACGGTGCAACTTACTATCATGCCAACTATGTTAATCCTGGTTGGACAAGATTGAAGAGAGTTGAAACGATTGGTAATCACATTTTTTATAAACGCAGTTCGGACAGAATTGACAGAAATAAAGGAATCATATGAACAAAGACTTGATTACAATTTTAACTTGTGTTACAATTGTTATGTGTACCGTAATAATTGCAGGTTTTAATTACAATATCAATACACAAAACAACATGGCAAAAAACATTGAATCAGCCATCGCAAAGGGTGTTGATCCAGTATCTGTGAAATGTGCATACGAAACAAGTTCAAATGCAGTTTGTATCACATATGCGGCGACAGCGAAAAAATGAGTAAATCTATAGATGATATTTTAAGAAGTATGAATGCAGAAGTGGCTAGACCTGTAACAGTAAGGTCAAGAGGAAGAAAGTTTGGCGGAAGAAGAACTGGTCGACACCGCATTTTTAACAGTTGGACATGGAGTAGCGAAGAACTCGCATCACACAAAATGAGTAATGAGAAAATTTTTATTGGCGCATCAGATTATAGTGACTATCTTTATTCACAATTGTTGGATGCAAGAACAGTTGATGGTAAATCAACACTAAGTCGTGAATTGAAACTTCTTGGTGGACGTTCAAAGTGGCAAGAATTCATTGAAGATGAATTTGATGGTGACCATATCTTGGAATTTCACGATTCTGCTGGAATCATTGTAACTGAAGGCAATAACTTCATTCGTTATAATGTTAGTTCAAACACAATCACAGTTACCATTTACGGCGATGAAATTTTTCTAAAAAATGCATCAGACATTTTATTGAAACAATTCGAAGAAGTCACATCATATATCGAATGGGTTTATTCAAGCGATGGTAATGCAGTAAATGTTCCATTGAATGTTGAGCGTTTGCCTGTTGATGAAATGTATCCTTTTCTGAAAGATGAAAAGTTGACAGACTACTATGACCGTTTCCTTGAATCAAACGCAAACATTCTTTTGTTGATTGGACCACCAGGTACTGGTAAGACTACATTCATTCGTGGTCTATTGGCTCACAGTAACTCCTCGGCCATCGTTACATACGATGCCGCAATCTTGGAGAAAGACTATTTGTTCGCACGATTCATTGAAGATGAAACTGGTGTGATGGTTCTGGAAGATTCAGATAACTTCCTGAAAGCACGAAGTGATGGTAACACAATGATGCACCGCTTTTTGAATGTGGGTGATGGATTGGTTACAACAAAAGGTAAGAAGTTGATTTTCTCAACAAACTTGCCAAGCATCCGTGATGTTGATCCTGCGTTGATTCGTCCAGGTCGTTGTTTTGATGTTTTGTCGTTTGACCAATTGACTGGCGAACAAGCAGAAAAACTTGCTAATCGTTTGGGTGTTTCATATGAAACTAAACCAGAAGGTAAGTATAGCATCGCAGAGGTGTTCAATAAAAAAGTTGAAGGTACTACCAACAACAAAGGTGTTGGTAAAAAAATGGGTTTTGTTTAAGGAGTATATTATGGCTGTACAACAGTTTTCTATCAATCAAATCTCTAGTGAAGCGGATCGCAAGAAATTGCTTGATGCTATCAAAGAGTGTTCTAATTCCATGATCCGTATGGATGGTGAAAAAGAATTTATCAAAGAAGCAGTAAAAAAAGTGTGTGACGATTTGAAATTGCCTAAGCGAATCGTTAATCGCCTTGTCAAAGTTTATCACAAACAAAACTATGACGAAGAAGTGGCAACACATGAACAGTTCGAACAACTTTACGAAACTATCGTTAAGTAATGCCAACAAAGGATGAAATGTATCAGTTCCAGTTGAAGATTGAAGAAATCGTGGCTGGTACTGATTACAATTACATGGAAGCAATCGTTGATTATTGTGAACAAACTGGTATGGAGATTGAACTGGCTTCATCACTGGTAAACAAAGACCTCAAGGCAAAGATTGAGGTTGATGCACAAGAATTGAACATGTTACCCAAAACTACCAGACTTCCTATTTGATTTGTGATATAATTTCGTTATGACAGGTTATGAAGCATTTACATTGTATCATGTGTTGAAACTCCATTTCACCACAGACTATGATTATTTCAAATACAATGGAAAATCCAATATTAGCATTGAAGCGTTTGAGAAACGAAAAGACAAATACCACTTCTACAAGTTGTCACGCAAATATGACACCGAGGAGTATAAACAGTTTTTAGTTTCCAACTTCTTTGTTGATGAAAAAACATGGGCAGGTTCTTTACTTGCCGATGATGCTCGTGAAGCACACATGGAACGATTGGCGGTAATTCAAGCAATGAGTTATCACTTCAAAAATGATTGTGCTTTGATAGCCGAAGAAGGAAAAATCAATGAACTTCTACACACAGATGGAGAATATCCTACACTACTCAACATGGTGTTGTATGCAGAAATCAAAGATGAAACCTTGTGTATATTGAATTCGCTGATGGGTTTCATGCCCATGTGGGAAAAAAGAATCGCTGATAATATCAGATATCCTTCCCTCCACAGAAAATGGATTAAATATACACCTTTTATTATGTTTGACCGAACCAAGTTTCGTGAAATTGCCTTGAAAGAATTACGATGATTGAAAAGATTTATTTGGATATGGATGGTGTTCTCTGTAACTTTGAACGCCGTTACTTTCAGTTATACAATGAACTCCCAGGTTCAATGCGTGACAGAAAAGACTTCAGTAATTATTGGGATCACTTTATTGAAACAAAGCAATTCGAAACTTTGGAATGGTATCCTGGTGGAAAACAGTTGGTAGATTTTTGTATGAAAACAAAACTACCAATTGAGTTGTTGACTTCATCTGGTGGACAAAAACACCACGAGGAAGTTGAACGACAAAAGCGTGTGTGGCTAGATATGAATGGCTTAGTTAAACTGAAGGCAAATGTTGTTGCTGGACGCAAACGCAAGGCTGAATATGCTACACCAAAAACAATTCTTATTGATGATACACCTGATGTTATCCAAGGCTTCAACGCCGCAGGTGGTATTGGTATTCTTCACAAAGAAATTGGTAATACTTTAATGATGTTGCAAGACAGAATTGAAAGTAACTAAATAACATGATATAATGAATCATGTGGATAATTTTAATACAACGCATACAATTTATACAAGGAAAATAATATGTCTTTCGCTAATCTAAAACGCAACCGTGACAGCCTAGAAAAACTCACTAAGGCTATTGAGACCACCACACAAACTGCTGAGGCTGGCTCTAAAGAAGACACCCGATTCTGGCAACCAACTGTAGACAAATCTGGCAACGGAATGGCTACTATTCGTTTCTTGCCTGCTCCAGGTGTTGACGGTGAAGATGGACTTCCATGGGTTCGCCGTTTTGACCACGGCTTTCAAGGACCAGGTGGTTGGTTTATCGACAACTGTTTGACTACAGTTGGTGAAAAGTGTCCTGTGTGTGAACACAACTCTACACTATGGAACTCTGGTATTGAAGCAAACAAAGATATCGTCCGTAAACAAAAGCGCCGCTTGAGTTATGTTGCGAATATCTTGGTCGTTTCTGATCCAGCACATCCAGAGAATGATGGTACTGTTCGTTTGTTCAAATTCGGTAAGAAGATTTTTGATAAAATCTCTGAAGCGATGAATCCAGAATTTGCTGATGAAACACCAGTTAACCCATTCGACTTCTGGGACGGTGCAAACTTCAAATTGAAGATTCGTAATGTTGAAGGCTATCGTAACTACGATAAGTCTGAGTTTGCTGAACCATCTGCATTGTTTGATGGTGATGATGACAAACTTGAAGCCATCTACAAACAAGAGCATTCATTGAAGGACTTCACAGATAAGAAAAACTTCAAACCATATGAGCAATTAAAAGCCCGTTTGGATAAAGTTCTTGGCTTTGAAGGTGATGCATTACCTAGCATTCGTGCTGAGGATGTTGAATTGCCAACAGCAAAAACAGTTCGTGCCGCACAAGCGCCTGCCGCTGATATGCCAGAGGACGATTTGGATTATTTCAAATCTCTCGCTGACGAATAAACGTAACGCTCCTTTCTCAGAGAAACGTTTGACCCCGCCTTGTGCGGGGTTTTTTTATTAGTACATTCTGGCTAGTAATCTACCGAAGTCTGTATCTAGTACATCGGCTGTTGCGATTGTTATCGGTGCCTGTTGTTGTGTTTGTGGTGCAGATGGTGCAGTAACATTCACAATTGGTGCAGTTGGTGACATGGACTCACGGGCTAGTGATGCCATCATTGAACTAGATTGATTTAACGTTTCACCAGTTTTTGATGGGCGATATAAGTTTTCTGCAAATACTGTTGCACCAATAGTCTTACCATTAGCGGCTTGCATTTCAGCCATCTTCTTATTGAACTTGGCTTCTCCGCCAACAGCGCCATATGCAGCCACATTTGCAGCCGTGAATGAATCTAAACTTGTTGAAATGCCATTTAATGATTCTGTACTTTTCAAAATCATTTCGGCTGAACGAGCATCCGGTCCTTTTTTGAATTGTGGACTAGGACCCTCACCTCTTGCGCCAGTTACAGCCTGAAATTGATTTTTCTCCCAGAGAACTTCTGGAATGCTTTTGCCAGATTTTCTTGAACGATTTAGAATAACTGCCATAACATTGGCATACTCTTGTTGATTCTGTGATGATTCTGCATACACGGCTCGTTTCAATAAGTCCCATTCAACAGGAGTAATTGCTGAACCGTAGAATGATTCTGCATTTCTTTTCGCATCTTCATCACCCGTAACTTTTGTTGCTGATGTATCACGACCCTCGCCAGCACGAGATTTATATTCTGTCATTCTTTGTGCATTTAATGCAAGTTCTTGTTTTCTTCTGGCTTCTGCCATAGCATCAGGACCAGAAAGATTTTCTCCGTATGAGTTTTTGCCTGTTACGAAATTTCCATCCATAGCACCAGACATAGTTTCGGCTATTGATTGTGATGCTAGGTCTCTTCCTTCTGCGCCACCTTCCGCTTCTGCTTTGTCTAAAATTTTATTGGTGAAGAATTTAATTGCAACGACAGCCGCAGTTAGTCCTGCCGTTAATAAACCCAAAGGTGATAATAATGCACCTATTCCAGTTCTCAAAACTGTTGCCATACCTTCAAGTAAAGAAGTTACACCAGGAAGTGTTTTGAATAAAGTTCCGAATATATCTGTCACTGAACCAACTACAGATTTTAGACCATCAAATATTTTTGTTGCACCTAACGCTAAAGCGCCCGCTAAAATGCCCAAGAAACTTTTGCTATTATTGTTATCAGAAACTTTTGTTGGTGCAGTTTGCTTTTTTGCACCAAACTGTGATTCATATGCACCTTCACGGTCTTTTGCATTTGCAAAAAATGCATCTGCCCTATTCGTTGCAGTTCCACCTTGAAGTTTAACTAACTTGGAAATATTCTGGCGCATCACATTCATATCTCTTGCCATAGATGGTAGAGCCATTGAATTTTTAGCGGCAATCTGTGTGTTCATGGCAATCGTATCTAACTTGTCGGCAGATAGTATTGCTGATTGTGATGATATCTTATCCGCAGAAGATTTTTCGCTGATAGCAGAATAACCCTTACCAAAGATTTTTCTACCAATAAGTGAGCCAACACCAGAACCGCCGAATAGTGCATTTCTGATATCCAATTTTTCAAGTGCTCGTTTTCCGGTGGCTGAAGCCAAACCTCCAACGATACCTTTGGATTGATATTCTTGTTTTAGGATGTTTGCTAGTCTACTGCTCTTATCTGCCATTTATCGCCTCTGCGCTTGCGCTTGTTTTAATTTTTCGTTTTCTTGTTCCAAGTAATTCATCAACATTCCAACATAGATGCTTCTTTCCCATGGCACCATATTTTCTAACTCTGTCAAACTGTATTTGTGGTGTTGCATTAATGCGAAATTCGTTTGGTAATGATTAGTTAGATTTTCATAGCCAAACGTTAACCGAAAAAACTTTGGATTCCTTCCAATTCAATTTTCTCTTCATAACCACACTTAATACATTTGAAGTCTAAATTCTTTTTCAGTTTAGGCATCGAACTAAAAAAGTCTTTGACTTTTTCCAAATCTTTGCTTTGCATACTTTCCACAAAATCAATTAGTTCTTCTTCTTTAGCATCCTTGGCATAATAAACATTATCTTTATCGTAAATGAAGTCGATACACTTAACAGTCATTTTAACAATAGAATCAACTTCCTGATTTGCATCAAATTCTTTCAACAAATCAAAAGTTGGATATTTCATCGTGACACCCATGGTATCTGTAATTTGTATCGTCTTGTCAATCTTCACAGATTCTGGAGTAATCTCATTCAGATTCAAATCAATCTCAACGATATGGTTACACTTCTTTTCATCTTCACCTTCCAATTTTGGAAGAATGTTGTTACACTTATAACGCAAATTTACAACTTCACCAACAGAAACTGCACGAAGTTTCAGAAACAAATATTCAATATCAAACAAAGGAAGTTCTTCAACATTAATTCCTTTTGTCATAATACAGTTATTCAAAACTTGTTTGATTGAATCAATAACGGTATCGACTTCCTCACTCTCGTTTGCCATGAGGAATAACTTTTCCTCTTTAACTGTAAATGCTCTATACTTAACTGTTTTTCCTGTCGAAATCAATTTCGTGCTATAAACTGGCACATCAATTTTCGGTAAAGACATAATAACTCCAAATAATTATAATAAAACTCTTGTGGCAATGTTGCCAACTTTTTGTGTAATCGCTTGGTCAATTTGACTGATTGGTTTGAGTAATCTTTCACCAAGTGAGCCACCAATTTTCTCAGCCACTTGGTCAGCGATATTGATTCTGCTATCGTAGATAGTTCTAAATCTTTGATATGTGAATTGAACGGAAACACGATGGAATCCATCCTCAGACCAACTTAATGGTTGTGCCGAGATTCCTATTGGATACGCATCAATCATTTCCACAGCATAGATTTGTTTTACAAAATCATCATACTGCAAAACTTGAATGTTTGTCATGTATCTTGTTGCATCATCTTTGGCGAATCTCAAATTGTTTGTGTCTGTAGGCATGATGGATTCGATCCATCTGTCAAACAATTTGCGCTCATAAAATTCATTCGTACACACGAATGTTAGTGTTGTCTCGTTGTACTGTGTCTGGTATGGAACTTTATATGATGGACCATACACTTTTGCATCGGCAGTAATTAGTGTTTTGCCTGGTAGTTCTGAGGACTCACATTGCAGTCCTAGGTATCTTGAAAGTGAAGGATTAGCAGTTCTAGATTGTGCATCTTTTCGCTCAGTGGCAAATATATCTTGTAACTCGGCAGTAATTGTCGCTGGCAAGTTTGTTAGTTTCTCAAAGATAGATTGACCAACAAAACTATTGATGTATGTTGGAATAGGCAATACTACCTGAAAGCGACTTGGTTTTGCCAAGCCACCTTTGGCTTTGATGTTTGATAAGAATTGATTTGGTTGAAATGCCATTTAGAATTTTTTCCTAGAGTCCGCCCAGACTTTACTTGTGCTTGCTTTCTCAAATTGTTCAACAGGAAGCAAAGCGGCAATATCCCATTCATCAGCAAAGATTTCCACGAAACGAGATTGCACATGAGAACCAAGATAACGCTTGATACATGGTGTTGCTTCATACGCTTTTGAGAATGCAACCAGTAATTGGTAATTCAATCTCAACTTGGTATTGATATCGAAGCGAGTATCTGAGGCATGTTCACTCAGTTTATCTAAAAGAATGATGCGTTGCTTTGGGTGAATGTAATGTAGATTCAGCCCTAGAAAACCGTCTGGGTATGGTTGAATTGGTATGACCAACGGGAACCTGTCGTAATATGGCAACTCATCCTTCAACTTAGGGTCATAGTAGAAAAAATACATATGACCAACAAAACTGGAGTTTGTCTGTCTCAACTTATCTTGCATCAGTTTCTGAGGTGTTGGTTTCAATTCGCCAACTTTTGAGCGCAACCAATCTCTTGCCTGACGAGTACGGGCATCGTAACCAGCCTTAGCCAGTTGTTCGTTAATTCTGTCCATTAGATAAGCCATGCTCTATTTATTACCTTTTTTAATCATAAGATTGCCATAATATAATGTTTTTACCAACACAAACTGTTATAAGTAGGCTGTTGGGTTCTTCAAATTAATCCTAATTCTCTCTCAGTAATGATTTGAAACTTCCAGCCATGAGTGTGGCAGAACTCATCAGCCGCTTTCCATTTCATTTGATTCACAGCGTAAGTGGCTACTTCCTGTAAGAACTTCTTAGTTGTTCTTTTCTTTTGCACTGGTTTCTGTGTCTGAGCAAAAGGTTTCACTTCAATCATGTGTGTCATAACAGTACCATCTTTTCGTTGTACTTTAATGATGAAGTCAGGAAAGTATCTATGCATTCTATCATCGACAGGTGAGTAATACGGCACAGACATTTCCTCAGATGACCACCAGATTACTGCTGGATTATCATCAAAGTATTTCATGCAACGCAATTCCCAGGATGAACGAAAAACTATGTTCTCCGCATTCCCGTTGTATTTTGCTGGATTCTTGGGTTTGAACCAGCCTTTGTAACTATTCTTTCCATATGACATATAAATATGTAGTCAACCTATAGGAACAAAATGGCTTTATTCACATTATCCGATATCAAATTTAATGTCCCAAGAGATGCAAAAAGAAGTTCGGCATCTTTGGCTGGTGAGAAATATGAAAACAACATTTTTCGTTATCCTTTGGACATAGGTAATTATGACAAAGGCCACTATGTTCTAATTCATATCAATGAACAGGTTCATACACAATACAAGAATGATTTGTCTGGCGATGATCCAACAATTATTGCAAATAGAAAGAAATTTGGAACACCAACTACCAGTTCAAATTTGGGAACAATAACAACAGGTATTTCTGATTTTGCACAAAAGCAAGGCTATAGTACAGAATCTATCAATCTGAAAGAGTTTGGTGCTATTGGAGAAGTCGTAGAAGCAGGTGGACAAGTTGCGGGGCAATTAGTGTCTAATGCAGGAAGCATCAATGGTATTAGAACGATTCGTAGAACTACAGATACGATTGCGCTATACATGCCAGACACATTAGCCTTCACACACCAACAATCATACAGCGATATTGCTTTAGGTGGTGGATTGCCTGCCGCCGCTCTTGCCGCGGGTGCATCAGCGGTTCAGACTTTGAGAAGTGGACAATCTGGCGTTGATATGGCCAAGGCATTCGCTAAAAACTTAACACCATATTTGGCTAATGTTGCTTTGAACAAACTAGGTCCAACAGGCCAATATCTGTTTGCCGCAGGTGCAGGCATGGTTCAGAATCCTATGTTAGAATTGTTGTATTCATCACCAGCATTCAGAACCTTCAGATTAGACTTCGTTCTATATCCACGCTCACAAAAAGAAGCCC